GCTAGATTTAAAAAAGCATGCATGGAGCAACTAAACATGATTATACCAAGAGTAGCAGATAGACAATGGGATACTTTATTAAGAGTTTTATTTTCAGCAATACAAATAATAGAGCCACCTGAAAGTTTATTAATTAAAAATCAACTCGAAGATTTAATAGAAGATTTTGCTGTAAGAAGAGCACAAGGTAGACAGAAGAGTGACATACTAAGAGGTGTTCCTTATACAGCAGATGGTGAAACAATGTTTAGATGGAAAGATTTAAAAAAATTTTTAGAAAGACAGAAGTGGTCATTTGATATTAGAAAAACAGGATCAATGATCGAAGATATATTTAGTACAACAGAAAAGACATTAAACATAGAAGGTAAAAGAGTTAGAGTATGGGTTATGAAAGCCATGGAAAAACAAAATACATCTTTTGAAAAACCAAAATACAAAGAGGAGGATGCGTTTTGATTACAATCATACTTGGCCCACCTGGAACAGGTAAGACAGAAAAACTTTTGTCTTTAGTTGAAGAGTATCTGTCAAAGAAAATACATCCAAGTCGTATAGGTTACTTTGCATTTACCAAGAAAGCTGCAAACGAAGCCTTATCAAGAGCCATGCAAAAGTTTAATTTGTCAGAAGATGATCTACCATACTTCAGAACCTTACACTCACTAGCATTTAGAAGACTATCTATAAATAAAAATCAAGTTATGAAAAAATTTCACTATCAAGACCTTGGAAAAAAGCTAGGTTTTTCAGTGGTTTACGCATCATATCAAGATGACTTCGGTGGATACTTCTCATCTGATAGTGACTATCTTAATTTAATATCTCTTGCAAGAGTCAGAGGTATACCTGTCGAGGAACAATTTGATTTGAATGAACATGAAGCAGACATAGAAAGAGATAAACTAATTATTATAGCCCATGAACTTGAAAGATATAAAAAAGAAATAGGTTTGATCGATTACACAGATATGATTTTAAAATTTACAGAAAAAGATGTAGCACCAAAATTAGATGTAATGTTTATAGATGAAGCACAGGATCTTAGCTTGTTGCAATGGAAGATGGTAAAACAAATGTGGCAGAAATGTGACCAGGTTTTTGTTGCTGGTGATGACGATCAAGCAATATTTAGATGGGCAGGTGCTGATGTTGATTCGTTTATTGCATTGAAAGGTAAAACAATAACTCTTAATCAATCTTACAGAGTTCCGTCTGGAGACATACATAACTTATCAATTGGTCTAGCAAATAGAATAACTAATAGAAGAGAAAAGATGTGGCGACCAAAAACATCTGAAGGTATTTTAAGATATCATGGTGACATACAACAAGTTGACATGTCATCTGGCGAGTGGTTAGTATTAGCTAGAACAAAATATTTATTAGAGGATACCAAAGATTTTTGTGAAGAGAGAGGATGGTATTACAATTTTAAAAATGAGAAATCAATAAATGAAGATACTTTTAAAGCGATCATTGATTGGGAGCAGTGGAGAAAAGGACAACAACTTAATTATGATTCTGTAAAAAATATTTATGGACACATGAGTTCTAATAAAATTAACCAAGCACATAAGTTGGGTAAGACATTACTAAAAGAACAAACATACACAATAGAAGATTGTTTAGATAATTATGGATTAAAAACAAATAATGTTTGGTACGAATCATTAGATGAGATTGATTTTAAAACTAAAGAGTATATAAGAGCAATGAGAAGAAATGGAGAATTATTGAGACAAGAGCCTAGAATAAAATTATCAACTATACACGGTATGAAGGGAGGTGAATGTGATAACGTTGTGTTGTTAAGTGACTTAACAGAAAACACAATGCGTAACTTTGAAAAAACTCCAGACGATGAAAATAGATTATTTTACGTTGGAGCAACAAGAACAAAGAAGCAGTTACATGTTGTTGAACCAAAATCATTTGACATGAGTTATCCGCTATGACACATCCAGACGATTTCAAAGATATATTTCCACAGGAAAAAGGGCCAAAGCATTACAAAAATTATGTAATACAACCCTATGAATTTATATCTAAAAACGGACTCTCATTCTTTCAGGGCGTAATTATTAAATACGTTGTAAGATATTTAATGAAAGATGGTATAAAAGATTTAGATAAGATCATTCATTACTGTGAATTGGAAAAGAAAAGATTGAGAGATAAAAAGTGAGGGGATTACAACAACCTTTATTTGCACCGCAAACAGAGTGGGTGCCTCCATCTGAATTTAAAGATCTAAGTAACTACGATGAAATAGCCATTGACTTAGAAACCTGCGATCCAAACATCAAGACGCGTGGTTCGGGGTCAGTGGTTGGTGACGGAAAGGTCGTGGGCATTGCAATTGCAACAAACGATTGGTGTGGATACTTTCCATTTGATCACCTGGGTGGTGGTAACTTGGATAAAGATAGAGTCCTTGGTTGGTTTAAAGATGTATTAAAAACATCTGCAACTAAAATATTTCACAATGCAATGTATGATGTTTGTTGGATAAGATCCATGGGTTACTCGATCAATGGTGAGATAGTTGATACAATGATAGCTGCTAGTCTGATTGATGAAAATAGATACTCTTATAATCTAAATGCAATATCGTATGAATTTTTAAAAGAAAGAAAAAGTGAAACAGAATTAAACGCAGCAGCAAAAGAATGGAGTCTTGATGCAAAGGCGGAGATGTGGAAACTACCTGCAATATATGTTGGTAAGTATGCAGAAAAAGATGCTGAACTGACTTTTAAATTATGGGATAGATTTAAACATGAGATAAGAGAACAAGATTTACAAAATGTATTTGATTTAGAAAAAAGTATATTTCCTTGTCTTGTGGATATGAAGTTCAAAGGAGTTCGCGTAGATGTTGAAAAAGCGAATCAAACCAAGAATCAATTAGCAACGAAAGAAAAACAGATACTTCAAAATTTAAAAAAAGAAACAGGTATTGATGTGGAAATATGGGCAGCAGCTTCTATTGCTAAAGTATTTGATAAATTAAAATTACCATATGATAGAACAGAAAAATCTAAGGCTCCATCATTTACTAAAAATTTTTTACAGAATCATTCTAATCCTCTAGTCAAACAGATAGCACAGGCTAGAGAGATAAACAAAGCACACACTACATTTATAGATACGATATTAAAACATGAACACAAAGGAAGAATACACGCTGATATAAATCAACTTAGATCTGATCAAGGAGGGACAGTTACGGGTAGGTTTAGTTATTCTAATCCAAACTTACAGCAGATACCTGCAAGAAACAAAGATCTTGGGCCTTTGATTAGATCGTTATTTATACCCGAAGAGGGACATACGTGGGGTTGTTTTGACTACTCGCAACAAGAGCCGAGGTTAGTGGTTCACTATGCATCGTTACAAAAATTATTGGGAGTTGAAGATGTGCTAGAGGCATACAAAGATGGTGATGCAGACTTTCATACCATCGTTGCTGAAATGGCAGAGATACCAAGAGAACAAGCCAAGACTATAAATCTTGGTTTGTTTTATGGTATGGGTAAGAATAAATTGCAAGCAGAGTTAGGTGTAAGTAAAAGCAGAGCAGAAGAATTATTTCAACAGTATCATAACAAAGTTCCTTTTGTTAGAGAACTCATGGATGCTGTATCGAGAAGAGCACAGAAGTCTGGTAAGATTAGAACGTTATTAGGTAGACGTTGTCGTTTTCATTTATGGGAGCCAAATCATTTTGGCCTACATAAACCCTTACCACATGATGATGCACAAAGAGAGTATGGCCCAGGTATCAAAAGAGCAATGACTTACAAAGCATTGAATAGATTAATACAAGGATCAGCAGCAGACATGACTAAAAAATCTATGATTGATTTATATAATGAAGGAATCATACCACATATCCAAATACATGATGAATTAGATGTGTCAGTTGAATCAGAATCACAGGCAAAAAAGATAATTGAAATTATGGAGAATGCTGTTAGTCTAGAAGTTCCCAACAAAGTTGATTATGAGCATGGAAAGACTTGGGGAGATATTTATGATAAGGGATAATTATGGCTTACTTAAATGCAAATATACCAGTAGAGTACGCACAGATTAGGAGAGAATATTTATATGACCTTAAAAAGCATCATGGAGAAGTTGAAGACTGTATTATCTTTGGTGTTACTTGTATTACAGGTCGTGCATTATTATTTCACGCTATTATGGAAAACGGTGCAATATTTTATCGCTTACCTATTAGCGCTTTTATTCAGAGAGGATTT